TGGAAGCATTTTTGAAAGCTGGACACGATGCTTACAGTTGCGACTTATTACCGGCAAGTGGAAAATATCCGGAAAGACATTTACAAATGGATTGCTTTGAAGCTATAAAATTGATTGAACCTGATTTTTTAGGGATGCACCCGGAATGCACTCGGCTAACAGTTGCAGCAAATAAATACTATAAGCCGGAATATGCTGAAAGGTTTCCAAATATCCACGAACAAAGAGCCGAAGCCGTTGAACACTTTTTAAAATGTGCTGAAGCATTAGAACAAATTGGATGCGGTTACATTGAAAACCCGATTGGAATAATGAGCCGACTTTATAAAAAGCCAACTCAAATTATACAGCCTTACCAATTTGGACATACTGAAAGGAAAAGCACCTGTTTATGGCTTGCCGGATTGCCAAAATTAGAACCGACTGAAATAGTTGAACCCGATATTATTATTCACAAAAGTGGTCGAACTGATAGCCGACTGCATTACGAAACATTTAAACTACCAAAAGAAGAAAGGCGAAAAGCACGTTCAAAAACTTTTACAGGAATAGCCGAAGGAATGGCTTCTCAATGGGGAGCTTTCATTCGGAGCAGAAACGTAGCAGCTTGCTTATAACAACATTATACCCCTGACTAATTCAGGCTTATTCTTCCACCTTTGGAGGGGTAAGCCTGTTTTGGCTCGGTTTTTACATTTAACAAATTATTGATCGTTTATGCCAATAGATTATAGCCTTTATCATCCTGAATGGAAAACTAGAATTAGACCGGATATTTTAAACCGTGCAGGGAATTGCTGCGAAGTTTGTGGCTTGCCTAATTATAGCGAAGTTTTACGGGGCAATTACTGGGATAGACCCGTGTACCAAAATGATGATGGCCAAATTTTTTGTCAAGAAACCGGCGAGCATTTAGGAGATACCTATGTTGGTGAGGTTTCGCAGGATATTAACAAAGGATTTATTAAAGTGGTGCTTACCGTGGCGCACCTGGATCATGATATTAATAATAACAACTACGAGAATTTAAAAGCCTTATGCCAGCTGCATCATTTAAACCACGATAGGGCACAACACAAAAAAACGCGCAAAGTAAATAAGCGACAGCTTGAACTGCTGTAAGCGCGCAAACTCGTATTTTTATTACTAACCGGTTAGGGAAACTTAGCCGGTTTTTTAATTTATATACCACTGGCTTTGGTTCGGCATTTATGATTAATGGCATGGGGTTCTGTTTTTGAAAGCAAAGGGATGTCCTGGTAAATAGCTTTCGCGGCATAAAACTTTTATTCCACGTACTATTTAGCTAACGGACAAAAATGGGGCTTACAAAATCAGAAACCCATGTCTATTAATTATTTAAAAAAATCTACCAATCCCTTAGCCATAGTGGCCGAGGTTGAATTAAACTACCTGAGCCAAGTTAAGGCCGCCGACCGACTTAAAATTACAAGCTCGCGCCATGCTTACGATGCTTTTTTGCAAGTGTACGATTTGAATAAAATTGAACACCGCGAGTTTTTTTATGTGATGTACCTGAACCGAGCCAATAAGGTTTTGGGAATTATGAAGCTAAGCGAAGGAGGCTTAACTGCTACTGTAGCCGATATTAGATTTATATGCCAAGGCGCACTGTTAGCTAATGCCGCATTAATGATTGTTTGCCATAATCACCCTAGCGGTAACCTTAGCCCCAGCGAAGCTGATAAACAACTTACTAACCGCATTAAAAATGCCGGTGAGCTCTTGGACATTAAATTAACAGATCATTTAATTTTAGTACCGCACGGAGGGTATTACAGCTTTGCTGACGAAGGAACTTTATGAAGAACTTTAGTAAAGCTTTAGAAAAAATAAACTATCGTCATAACACCACTCAGGTGTTTGACGATTTTTTAGAAATAGCAGTTTGTGCCTTTGCATTGGGCCGGATGGAAACCCGGTATTTTGAAATTATTAAACGCTACAACCCTGATGAGTTAAATGCTTTTGCCCAGTTGATGGCTGCCATGTTTACAGATTATGAACTTTGCGCTGATACTTCAGGGAGTTGGGATGATGTGCTTGGTAATTATTTTGAAACTATAAACAGTAGCCGCGGGGCCCAGCATTTAGGTCAATTTTTTACACCAAAAAGTGTATGCGACCTGATGGCTGCCATTACCAAAGAGCCTATAACTAAAGAAACCACTGTGTGCGACCCCTGTTGCGGAAGTGGCCGAAACTTAATTGCACACAGCCGATTGGAAACTACCAACCGAACCAATTGCCTTTATTTTGGAATGGATGTGGATAGGCGCTGTATTAATATGTGTATTATTAATATGGTGCTATATGGTTTAAGAGGCGTGGTAATACACATGAACACTCTAAGCTTAGAAATTTATGGTGGCTACAGGATATATTTACCTGAAACCGGGCTTGGTGTAATGCCTTTGAGTTTAGAACAATGCCAAACTTATGTTAACAGCAGTACTGGCAATAATGCTGAGAAGCCAAATGATAGCCACGTTTTAATAAATGTACCTAAGCAACTTACCTTACTGTAGCTAACTGCAGTAAGGTTAATGGTTGTAAATTGAATAAAAGTACCTGGTATATACGATGGTAAACACTGTGTTTTTTGATGATGTTTTTTACCGTAGTTGAGAATTGGACAGCAAAGGTATAGCTGCTTATGGACATGGAGCCTTGGGGCTGCCTTATTCCAAAAGTTTTCCCGGCATAAAATTTATTCCAGTTTCCTTTTGGAGTTATGTCCATTGAGTGAGCAGCTTTAATTACCGGCTGTTAATTTCAACAAACTAAAAATAAAAAACACATCATGAAAAACACAGAAAAAATTTACATCGGAAAAGGAAGCCAGGTTAAGGACTTTGATTTATTTAACATTACCATTAACCTAACCGAAGCTATTGCACATGCTTATGTTGCCAAAAATGGCGACAAGTTGCTTAAGTTTTCTTTTACTAAAACAAAAGTGGCTGATAATTTTGGCCGCACGCACACGGCTTACATTTCAGTAGTGAAAAGTGAAGCTACAGAAGTTAAAGAACCTGAAACAGTTCCTGCATCAAAAACTAAAAAGCCCAAAGCTGCTAAAAAGATTGATCCTAGTTTTGGTAACCACTAAAAGTTAAAATTTAAAGCCTCGGGAAACCGGGGCTTTTTTTTGCATTTAAAAGCATAAAGAAACGGAATGAATGATGAATTCCGATTTTTTTTTTTAGCACCTAGCAAAACAGAAAAAAGCGTTCCCCGACTTCCCCAACTTCCCCATTTTGTTTAATTTATTGATTTTTAAGTAAATAAGTAATAAAACCCTTGGGGGGAAACGGGGAACTATGGGGAACTATGGGGAAGTTGGGGAAGTTGGGGAACATAAATATGCACCATCCGGAGCCGTTTTTGAAAAAACTTTTGCTATTTTTTTATTTTGAAGATTTACGGGGCTGTCCTTTTTTGCCGAAAAAGGCAATTGCATATTTGATACATAATTATTTGCCATGTCGGAGCCTAAAGATCCTATTGCTTTTTCGAATGATACCATAATGCTTGCCAGCTCTATTTCTATTGTGAGCACAGATGCTGTTGGTGCAGGGCTTAAAAGCAACCCATCAAAAAAGCATACTGTGCTTACCGATGCTGAAGAAGATAAGCAAAACGAGTGGGCACCATGGGGCGATAATGACGACTTACCTTTAACGTTACTTAATAAAATTGGCCAAATTGGTGTGCTTGGCAGTGGATTGGATATTAACGCCAGTATGCATTACGGTAATGGTATTATTTGGGGCCGTGATGAATACACGGATGGCAAAAAAATATTTAAGGCTGAAGCTTGCGATATTTGGGAAAAGCTAAAACGTACCATTGAAATTGAACTTATACAAGCAGAGCTGGTTGAAAGCCTTGAAACTTTTTACATAGCTTTTGTTGAATGTATATTGAATAACGGCCGCGATGAACTTGTAAGTGCGAAGGTTTTAGACACTCCATCGTGCCGGTTTGAGCGAAGAGGAGAGGATGGCAAGTGCAAAAAAGTATATGTGAATGCTAATTTTGGCAATAATCCAAACCCAAAAGATACCGCTAAATTAGATATATACGATCCAACAAACCCTAAAAAATACCAAAAATTTGTTTTGCCATTAATGTACCGCAGCTTTGGTAAATTTTATTACCCTGAGCAGTTATACTACGCATGCATTAGAAATGGCTATGCGGATGTGGCTATAAGTGTACCTAAAATGCTTAGCTACATTTATAAAAACCAAATGACCATAAAATATATTATTCGCGTGCCATTAGAGGTAATGAAACGTAAATATATTATGTGGGATACTCCACCTAATTGCGATACCGCTGAGCAAACCATGGCTTGGCAAATTGCACGGATTGAAGAATTGCAGGTTGCCATTAATGATCATTTAACCAAAGAAGAAAATGCCTACAAAGGCCTGTTTACTTTTACTGATGGCGAAAAGGAAGGTAAAGGGATTGAAATAGAACCGATTAAAAGCTATCTTGAAAGTAGTAGCGAACTGCCTACCGCTGCCGCTGCCAATAGTGAATTATTATTTGCCTTGCAAGTGGACCCTGCCTTGATTGGCCTTGGAATACCTGGCGGCAAAAATTTAAGTGGCAGCGGCAGCGATAAGCGCGAAAGCAGAAATATAAAGCAAAGCTCACTTAAACGCGAGCGTTTGGTTAGCCTTCGCTTTCCAAATTTACTGGCTGTGATCCATAATTTGGATTATAAACTTTATCCTACTTACCTGGATACAGACACCAGCCAAACCCTTGACGAAAACCCAACCGGAAAACAAACTGTAGTACAAGCATAACCATGGCAAGATTATTTAACACCTTTGATGATGTAAAGCCTTTTATTAGCGGAAATGCTAATAATGAGATGCCAACGATTGAGCCTTACATGGATGATGCTGTGCGCGATTATTTAGCACCTTTTTTAAGTAAAGCTGAATACGATTTATTGGTAATAGCTTATAACGCCAATACTTGTACTGCCGCGCAATTAGCTATTTTACCCAAAGCACAAAGCGTTATTGCAAATTTTGCTTACTACTATTTTGCTGATAGTAATAATTTTATGATAAGCGATGCCGGAAACTTAAGAGCTGAGCATAGTGAAGGTAAAAGTGCTTACCAATGGCAAGTGCGCGATTTTAAAGATCGCTGCTGGTTAAATGGATGGGCTGCTGTTGAAGACTTAATTAAATATCTTTATACTAATAAAGCCAATTATACCAACTGGGCAGGCAGTGCAGAAAGAACCAGTTTTAATAGAATGTTTGTGTGGAATACAGATATATTTAAAAGTTATTACCGTATTAATAGCTATGGCACCCTTTATAGCTTACACCCATCGATAAAAGATATTGAAACCACCTATGTAAGTGAGCACATTACTGCCAGCCTTTATAAAGATTTGCTTGATAGATTAATTGCAAAAACCAGTACGGCAGATGATATTGAATTATTACCATACTTGGAGCGCATGCTTGTTTACGGGGCTTTGGTAAGTGTGGTTAAAAATAGTGGCTACGAATTTGGGATTAACGGTTTGCAAGCTGTAACCAGGGAAGCCACAACCCAAAACAGTAGCAAAATGGCTGATGTTGCTAAAACAACGCGCGATAAAATGCACGATGATTTTAGCCGCGAATTTTTAAAGAGCAGAAACCGATTGATTAACTTTTTAAATGAAAACGCCAGCTCATCAAAATACATAAGTTATTATAACAAGTTTATAAATATAGCGGCGACTGATGCAACCGATAGTAATACAGATAAGGGTATTGTTTTTTTTGGATAAATGAACAGTTTAAAAATTGACAATTTAGAAGTAAGCACAGCAGCTAGCTATAACGAGCTTAGCCGATATCAGCTGTTGGAATTATGCAAGCAACTAACTGTAGATGCCAAAGATCTGCGCTTTAAACTGGTGATGATATTATTAAAAGCTAAGCGTGGCTGGTTTAAAACCCCAAAAGTAGTGAAGGTTTTAAAAACCCTACCAACCGGCTATATGCAATACCTGGCATTTGATGATGCCGTAACCGGATGGATATTTAAACCAGCCCAGTTAAGTGCCTATAAATTAAAAGACTTTAAGTATTGGTTTACCAAGTATTATGGTCCTGCCAATGATATACTTGATATAAATGTTGCCGAATTTATAGAGGTAAGCATGTATTACGGTGCATACATGGCAAGCATTAAGGCTGATGCTGTAAAACCGGAGCTTTTGGATAAAATGATTGCTGTGCTTTACCGCCCGGGCAAATGGTTTTATGCCATACGAAAATTACTGCCAAATTTTGAACTGGATAAAAGACAACGCAATAATACTTATCGATTTGAAAAAAGATGTGCAGCCTTCAGGAACTTAAAACCTGAAATAAAGCTTGCTATTTTTTTGCAGTTTGAAGGTGCTATGGAAAAGTTTGCTTTAGATTTTCCAAATGCGTTTGGAAGCCAGGGCGAAGGAAACGATACCAATGGATGGATTGGTTTATTGATGGAAATGAGTAATGATATTTTTGGCGATTACGAAAAAACGCAAAGTGTTGACATCTTTACTTTCTTTACCAAAGTAGATAAAAATATTAAGAATGCCAAAGATTTAAAAGCAAAAACTGAAAAGTAAATTATGCCTTTCCCCTATAATAGCCAAACCTACTTTGAGTGGATGCAAGAGATTGCAATAAACCACGTAGATATATTGCATAACCCGGATAGAACGGCTAAGCATGATGTTTCGTTTGGTGAGATTTTTATAAGTAGTGATCCTTATGAAAAAATAGATGTAAGCACTTTTATGGAAGATAAGCGAAGTATGATTAAATACCCGCTTATGCTTAGTGTTGGTACCGACTGGGAAGGTGCAGGGCAAGGAAGCCAAACCCATGCTGTAATAAATGCGAGCTTTATAATATTAGATAAGGCAGATAGCAGTTTAACCGATGCAGCGAGCAAGCGAAGAGCTGCTTATGTAAAGACCGAGCGCATAGCCCAGGAGATAAGCGGCTATATTAAAAAATACTTCGAAATAAACAACATACTTGGCAGCCTGGTTAATATGCCGGTGGGCGAAAAGATTGGACCTATAATGCCAGATAAAACTTATGGAACAAAAATAAGTTTTAGCTATGTTTCTAAATTTTCGGCATTATGCTTTAAACAGGACCAGTTTGGTTTATTGGTACCCGGCGAAGATACCGTGCCTAATTGCTGCACAGATGATACCCCGGCGCCTGATTATTGCGATGTATTGGAAAGCCGCATGAGCGATGCGCAAAAAGAATGCTTGAAAGTGAGCATTAGCAATAGCGATGATAGTTTAACAGCAGAAGCATTGCCCCGCACTACCTATGAGCTTGCTGATATAATAGTTACGGTAAAAGATTTAGAAGGTAACGTAATTGGAACATTTGTTAGACCTGCCGGCATAAATGTGGAAGTAAGCGTGGATGCAGGTGGCGACCCTGTAGGTTTAGTGAGTGAGCTGGTAGATTACAACTCGGAGGATATTGATGTATTTAGTGAAGATGAAATTTATTAATAAAAAAACAATAATTAGAATAGTATGAGCACATTAACGGGCAAAAAGTTTAAAAATTATTACAAGAGTTTATTACACTTAGAGGACGAGTTACCACTAACCAGTACCAAAAAAGTGGTACAAGATGGTGATGGTAACGCCATGCCTTTTAAAGTTAGTAGCTTAGGGGTAGAATTTACAGGCACAGTTGAGGGGGTGACTAAAACGCATGTTGGTTTAGCAAACTTAGATAATACTTCTGATGTAAATAAACCAGTTAGTACATTGCAGCAAGCTGCTTTGGATTTAAAGCTTAATATTGGAGCAGTAGCAGGTGGAGACCTATCAGGAACGTATCCTAACCCAGCGATACTAAACTCAGCAGTTCTCGCAAAATTATTAACTGGTTTAAATATTTCCGGTGGTTCAATAGCTTCAACAGATAATTTATTACAAGCTTTTGGTAAACTTCAAAGTCAGTTAAACGCTGTTCTTGGAGGCGCTATATATCAATCAGTATGGAATGCATCAACCAACAGCCCAAGCCTTGCAAGTGGGGCCGGAACCAAAGGTTATTATTACGTTGTAAGTGTAGCCGGTTCTACTAATTTAAATGGTGTTACTGATTGGAAGGTTGGGGATTGGGCTATTTATAATGGTTCAGCTTGGGAGAAAGTTGATAATACAGATGCGGTAAGTTCAGTAAATGGATTTACAGGAGCAGTAAGTTTAACGAGCGCTAACATAACAGAGGTTACTAACTTATATTTTACAAATGCCAGAGCTATTGCGGCAGTTTTAACAGGTTATACAAGTGGGGCTGGAACGGTAAGCGCTTCTGATACTGTTTTACAAGCAATTCAAAAACTTAACGGAAATATAGCAGCTATTGTAAGTTTAACAGCTGCTAATCTTGCTTCTGTTGGACATGCTGCTTCTGCAAAAGGTACCTTAGTTGATGCAGACGAAATTACAGGCCAAGACTCAGCGAGTTCTTGGAGCTTAATTCGCGTAACAGCTCTAAATATATGGAACTACATAAAAAGCAAAGCGGATACAGTTTATCAAGCAGTTCTAGTTTCTGGAACTAACATTAAAACAATTAATGGAAGTTCTATTTTAGGCTCTGGCGATTTAACGGTAAGTGGCGGCACAGGTGGTGCTTATATTTTAAAGACTGCCAACTACACCTTAACGGATACCGAGGCCGAAGGAATTGTGGATTGCACAGGCACTCACACCCAAACGCTTCCAACAGCAGTTGGCCGAAGTGGTAAAAAGTTCACCATTAAAAACAGTGGCACAGGAATTATTACAGTTAATACTACCAGTAGCCAAACAATTGATGGAGCAACATCAGTAAGAATTAACACCCAATATAATACCAGAACTTTTCAAAGCGATGGGGCTAATTGGGTTATTGTTGGTATTGCTTTTACAAACCTTCAAATATTTACGGCCAGTGGAACTTGGAGTAAACCTGCAGGTGCAAAATTTGTGCAAGTAATTGCCCTTGGTGGTGGTGGTGGTGGTGCCAGCGGTAGACGTGGAGCTGCATCATCATTACGATGTGGTGGCGGTGGCGGTGGAAGCGGAATGCTTGTAAACTTAACCTTATTAGCCAGTATATTTGGCGATACGGAAACAGTAACCATTGGGGCAGGTGGTATTGGCGCAGCGGCGATTACTGCCAATGATACTAACGGAACTATTGGTGGTAATGCCGGTGATACATTGGTTGGTTCATTAGTTAAAGCTTTTAGAGGTTTTTCGGGAGCAGGTGGCACAGCGGCAACATCGGCCAATGGTGGAGGTGGCCAAGGCATATTAAACCCACAGATGCAAATTTTAGGGCAAAACGGTGGCAATGGAAGTACATCCGGTACAGGCGGCACGGGTGGTAACCAGGATGTTTATTTAGGCCCATCGGCCGGCGGAGGCGGAGGGGGAATTGATGCTTCTAATAATGTTAGAAATGGTGGTGTTGGTGGGAGAATTCAACAAAATGGTGCCACAGGAGCACTTAATTGTCCTATTGCAAATTTTACTAACGTAGCAGCTGCTGCAGTAAGTACAGATGGTGGCGTAAGTATAGCATTACCTAACTATGGCGGTATGACCATTGGTGGCGGTGGAGGCGGTGGTAATGGTAACGGTAACAATGGCGGTAATGCCGGAGGGCCTGGAGCCGGAGGCGGAGGCGGAGGTGCTTCATTAAATGGTACTAACTCTGGAGCTGGCGGAAACGGTGGCGATGGATGGTGTGTAATGATTACTTATTTTTAAATAAAATGAACAGATACTTAGAAGTTGAAAATGGCGTAGTAACAAACATTATTAAGGCGACCCCTGAGTTTGTTGCAATTATTAGCGGTGGTGCAAAACAGTATTTTATTTATCAAGATGGTGTAAGTATAGGAGATACATACACCAACGGACAATTTAATGCACAGCCACATCCATTTAAGCCTAATGTTAATAAAATTGATCCTATGAGAATTAGGCTTGGTTTAACCATTAGAGGTAAGCGAGCTGCTGTAGAAGCTTTGGTTGCTGCCAGTGGCCAAACTGTAATAGATGCCTGGCAACATGCTAAAGAGTTTAAGGTGGATAGCCCACTTTTAAATTCATTAAGGCAGCATCCAAGTATAGGGTGGAGCTATCAGGATTTATGTGAGTTTTTTGAAGAGTGTGCATCTATCGAAATATAAATGACTATAGGCCTTACTATTATAAAAGAGCCGGAAGATTTGGCATTGAGCAGAGTACCTGCATGGTATCGATTTCAGTGCAATAACTTTTTATTAAGTGCAGGAACTGCCGCACAATTTAAAATATTTGTGCCAAACCTTATTGCCGCTGGAAGCGTGTTTACACTGGTTATAAATAATAAGCAGTATTTATTTACATGCGTTGCTTCAGGAGCCGCTGGGGGGTATCAGTTTAAAACCTACAGCAATAACCCAACCTTTAATTTAATGGTTGATGATTTTAAGGCTAACTACTATCTTAACAAGCATTACACCATAACAAGCAGTTACACTTTTGGCGAAATTTATTTTGTAGCTAAGGAATTAGGTGCTAAATGGGATGCCGCTATGATAAATAGTGTTGGCGGTTGCACGCTTACACAAACCGTTACCGGGGTTGATGATAGCTTTAGGCCAAATTATAAAGCTTTAATTGATTTGCATTTGCAAGCCGATAGAACGGTGGCACCAGTAATGAATTTAATAAGCAGCGCTGAAGGAGATCCACATCAGGATTCTATAACTGGTGCCCTAGCCAGCGATGAGTATGTGATGGACTTTGAATTGCAAGAGTTTTTGCATAGCAGGCTATCGGCTTACATACCTGCTTATGGAGCCAATACGATTACAGAAGCCGATAGTATTTTAATTAATTATTGGATACAATACAGTGAAATGTATGGCACTGATCCTGTAATTAATTTTAATGCAGTGCATGGTGCAGCCAATGATTATAAGCAGGTAATTCTTGGAGGCTGGAAGCTTGATGATAATTATTTAACCGAAAATACCGCCATTGCCGGGACCTCGTTTTTAAACCGCCAAGAACGCGTTAAAATTATAGCACCCAATAGCCGCGAGTATTTATTTAAATATTGCGCAGCTGCACAAACCGGTTTGCAAGCGCATTATAAAATTTATTATGCTGATGGCTTTATTGCGCAAGGAGTGCTGGGGATGGCTGTGACAGCTGCAGCGAAAAAAGTTTATTGTGTACCTGTGGGTTATGATGTTATGAGTATAGCAGCTTTAACCCCTGGAAATAAGGTTATTAAATACGAAATATATTTAACAAACGCCGCCAATGCTGTATTAACAGAAACCATGACTTATGTGATGGACTACCGCTACAACGAGCAAGATGAAGAGTTTATTTTTTGCGGTGCTGTAGGAGCTACAGAAACGGTTTGGTGCCACGGTTATAGCAAGGTTATGCTAGAAACCACATCGGATACCTACCAAGCAGCTCGCTTGCCTTGGTATGCCAAAGGCGATAGATTGCTAAAGCATACCAATAGCCGCCAAAATGAAACCATTAAAATTAACACTGGCTATAAAACCAAAGCTTACATTGAATGGCTGCGCGATTTAATGAACAGCGATGTGGTGTTGATGCGCGATGGTAGTGCCTGGACTTCGGTAAGGGTGGTAAAAGATAGCTTTAAAGACATGCCAACCTTGCTGGACAATATGTTTGTTGCCGAATTTATGATTGAACGCCTTCAAAAACTTTAAATGATTAGATTACAAACCGATAACGGTGATTTTGATTTAAGCCCAAATACCAGCATACCCTGGCAAGTGCAGAATCCTTTTTTTGAGGAAAACGAGGATTTTGCGCCACAACTTAGCTTACCTTTTAAGCTTCCATTAACACCCAATAACCAAATACTACTTAGTTATGCCGAGCAATTACAAGTTAGTGTTTATGCCAAAAGCATTGTTACATCGCTTTATATTGGCGGGGTGTTCTTTTTTAAAGGGAGTTTAAATATACTTAGACCGGGTAGCACCGGTTATGAAGTGAGCTTAAGTTATAACAAGAAGGATATTGATACTTCTAAAAGCATACGCGATTTTGAGTACGGAGGTTCCCGAAATGCCGTGGCAGACTCTGCAGCCAGAACCGCAGCCAATTTATTAAATTACCCCTATACCGATTATGTATGGCCACAATGGTATAACACGGCCAATGAAAAAAATAAGCTATTTAATGGCAGCGCTATTTTGCTTAATGATTTTCATGGTTTTGCAGCACTTTATAACAACAAGGAACTGGTAACCCCTACGCCATTTTTACCTTATATAATGAAACAGTTATTTAAGGAATTGGGCGGTATTGATGCTGTTGGAAGTTTTTTTAAAGAGGTAACCGATAAGGTTATTTATAACCCGGTAGTGGCTAATACTATGGATGCAAGCACTGAAGGATTAAATATTTATACAAGTAGCGAAGGCCTTGAATTTGATCTGCAATACAAAGAAATGAAAGTAGGCATTAATGACGCTAATACTTATTACAATATAAGCACTGGTGCAGTATTAAAATTTGATTTTTATTCATATCCTGTTAATGCTGATGGGCCTGCAACATTAAGAGCATTAACCTATAATGTTACAGGACCTGATGTCGCTAGTTCTCAAACATTATTGCAGAACCTTTGGACAGCAATACAAGCAATAGCTCCTGGCTTTATTCTTAGATATCAAAATTGGGCAGATCCAGTTAACCCATATTTTACTTTTGCGAATGCTTCAAGATACACATCTAGGTCAAGAGACTTTTTAGGGAAATGGCAAATAAATTACTCTCCATTTGGTAACTACAGCTATAACGATGTGCTACTTAATAAACATCTTCCGGATATTACGGTAAAGGATTTTATTAATGCTATTAAGAATGCATTTAACCTTACCATATTTTACAATATGAGCAGCCAGGTTATAACCTTTACCCCACGCAAAAACCAACTGAATACAGGCAAGTACAAGGATTATACCGATAAGTTAATTGAGCAGTGGGATAAAGAAGTGCTGGAAACATCCAACTACCGTTTTGTTTTTGCCAATGATAAAAAGGATGTTAAAACAGAGGATGAAACCAAGTGGTATGCAACCAACCATCAGGAGCACAACGCCAAAGGATACAAAGAGTTTGTGAGTGATTTGGCAGCGCCGTTTGTAGAACTTTACGCGCCACCTGTATTTGGTACCACTAACGATTATATGCCAACCGTTGAGCAACAGCTTTATAAATATGCTGACGCCGATGTGCCTGATTTTACCTTGCGATTAATGACATGGAAAGGGGTAGTAATTGACTTATCGGGCTTGCCTTTTCCGAAGGTGGATGATACCGGGTTAACGCCCAATGAGATGTATAACGACTGGTTTAAAGATTGGTACAGAGCTACCAAACTTGGCCGAGAGCTGGCAGATATGCAAATGATGCTTACCCTTGAAGACTTGCGAAATTTTGACCCTGAGCTAAAATGGAAGGTGCTGCACAATATGTACGTTTGGAAAAGTATTGAAACCCCAATTACCATGCAAGGGCTTGGAGCCAGCCGAGTAAGATTAATGCGAATACCTGCTAACCAAAACACTTACAACACCGCTAACGGTGAAGCTTTACCCCCTGAATAATGGATAAAGATAAAATTAAAAACCATGCTGCCATTATTGTAAAAAACAATAAGCTTATAACTGCTTTATGGCAGGATATTGACCATTACAAAAACCATAATAGTAGTGTGCAGCAAGAACAAAAAGTTCTGAAACGCATTATTGAAGATATGAGCATTGGCCAAATTGTTACAGCTTGTTTTACCTTACCGCCTTACATAACCAAGTTTAAGCAGAAGCTAAGCAAAATGGAACCAGGTGATTTAAAAACAAAGCTAGAGGAAGAGCTAAAACTTAAGGAGCAAGAATTGGAAGAAATTAAAAGTCTTAGAGAGTAATTATGCGCGAGCTTCCAAGTATTATTTATAAAATTAACGAGCGATCCTATTACGAGAAGTTTGCCAAGCAACTTATTAAGCATTTAAGCGGCAACCTTGAAACAGTTGCAACCGGGTTAAAATATAATGAGATTAATATTGTTAAAAAATCGCTAAAGTACAGGCTTTATTTTGATGGTAGCAGAAGAGTAAACCGAATTGTGCTTGAGCATAACTTGGTTGGTTTAATGATTGACTTGGGTGTAGCTAAAGGTGTAAAGCTTGAAGATGTTGGATATCAGAAAATAGGGCGCACGCTACTTGGCCGAAAAGTAAAAAAACGCCGTGCAGGTAGATGGTACCTTAAAACTATTTATGGACAAACCATTAGATTAATGGAAATTGTAGCAAAGCAGCGAGGCGATGAATTTACTGTTATAGTGCAAGCAGGCATTGAACAGGTTTCGAAGATTAACATAAATATTTAACCCTATTTTGGACTATAAAGATTTAAAAAACTGGATTGAAAACAACGGTAGCTATGTTAACGGTGTTCTTATTTATATGGCTTTGGGCAGTAACGATTATTATAAAAGTAATTTGTTTGTGCGGCCCGAAAGTCAATTTACACGCGATAAGCTTTACAGCGAGCTTAAAGCCATCTACAATAATACCAAGCCTACTATTGAGGTGCCAATTATTGAGATTAAGCCACAAAAAACCGATACAAAGCGCGAGTATAAAGGACTTGATAATAATGAGTTTTTTGACTTACCCCGCGAACTTCAAGAAAAACGATTAAAAATAGGATCCTTGTATGGTGATGTAATGAACCAGCGCAAAGCAATTAGGCAAGAACTTGCATTGCCAAGCAAAGGGGTGCTTAGCTTGCAAGAGGCCTACCATATAATGGGGCAAGTTATGGGCAACAATAAGCCTGTTCCTTTTAAACTTGCTTGGGTAACTTACAATGAGGATACTAAAGTAGGAGGCGATTTAAAAGAACTTGATTGTGTTATTAAATGGGGTAACCGCACTGGGAGCAAATTTAAACCTTTGGCTGCAGCTGATACTATTCGCAAAGATGCCAGGCATGACATCCATGGTACCTTTAATGTTCAAATACTTAATACCATTGAAGTTAGAAAAGTACATACCTGGTTAATATTTCAAGTAAATGGTTATGATATTGTGATAGGGCAGTAATGGCGCTATTTGATTTAAGCAAAACAGACCCTATCGACCTGAAGGCAAAAGTTGAAGCTTTAGGAATATGCGAAAATGTTAAATCTGAAACAGTACTTGCCGGCAATGTTGAACGTAAGATTCAAACCATTATTGGCCATCCTGAAGAAGGGAAATTAATTAGTTTTTGGAGTAATGGAGATTGGAGCCTTTGGGAGCTCATTTTTTATTTACTTCAATTTACCGGATCAGGGACTGAAATTTATTTGGCTACTTGGAGCATAAGTGAACTTAGTGCCCGAAAACTTAATCAATGGATGCTCGAGGGATATATTTCTAAATTGGTTGGGGTGGTTGATTTTAGAACCAAGAATAGACATCCTGCTGCATTTTATCTTAGTAAAAACACCTTTAGCGATATTAAGCTAGCCAATTGCCATGCCAAGGTTACGGTGTTAAAAGGTAAAGATTACTTTATAACCATTAACGGAAGTGCCAACTGGACAGAAAACCCAAGGCTTGAAAGTGGTACTGTTTTTAATAGCGAAAAAACTGCAAATCAAAACATAGAACTTATAAAGCAGATTGTAAAACGTGGCGAATACAAGCTTGAAGCGTATTAATGTCCTTTTTTACTATGGCAATTGCCACCACATTTGATTATGGAAATTTCAGAACAGTTTTTAACAGACCTTGAAGAAATAGCCGCGGTACCAGGCATGACAGAATTAAAGATTTCAAAGTTTTTTAGACTAAACTATTTAGAGTTTGTTGAACTTTTAGCTACTAACACACAGGTTAGTGAAGCCTATGATAGAGGGCTCCTTATTTTAGAAATGCGAATAAACAAAACCATTTTAAAACAAGCCGAGCAAGGAAGTGGCCCGGCACAAACACTTATTCTTAAAATTAATAATGATGCAGAAGTTAAAAGATTACGCGATTGGTACACTGAAACCGGGAAAGCCACCATTAATTGATAGGTTAATATCTTCTTATGTAAAAGGCGAGGAAGCAATACTGAGTGATCAGGATACCGAAATTTTGAAACGCTGGAAAACGGTTCAAATGCTATCATTACAACATAGGCCGTTAATTACCAATGCCGAAATTAAGAGGGTATTGATGAAGGAGTACGGCATTGCAGAATTAACAGCCCAGAGAGATATAGCCGATGCCCAGCGTTTGTTTGGTAACGTGAATGTTGTTAACAAAGAATTTAAGCGTGCGATTTATGTGGAACGCCTTGAACAATTAGCATCACTAGCAGAGGTAAAAGGTGATTTTAAAAGTGCAGTAGCCGCTTATAAGCAAATAATTGATATGCTAAGGCTAAGTGAAGATGATGAGAAGTTGATGGAAAAAGGCACAAGGATATTCCAATTAAATATTGTCTTTAATGGTCCTGATGGTCAACTTAGCCGTAGGACTATCGATTTGCAAAAGATAAACGAATTGCCGGCAACGGAATTTAAAGAGGTTATGAGAGCAATTGACCGCCCAAGAATTAGTGCAGAAGAAATGGATTTAATGTTACAAGCTCACTATGCAGAAACAGAGGATTAGTGCATTAACCTACAACAGGCCGCAAAGTAACTTTAAGGCCCAGCTTCAATTAATGAAGGATAGCAAGAATATTTGGGGTAGAGGAACAGGCAAGAGTTTTATAATTGCCGATTTGATGGATACCATTTTGCAAACTATGCCGCGAAGCACTTGGAGTATTCAGGGCGCAACGTTTCAACAATTACTTACAAGGACTCTTCCAGGAACATTTGAAGCGTTAGAGATTTTAGGTTTTGAAAAGGATGTTGATTATTTCATCAATAAACAACCGCCAAAGAATTCCATCCTTCCCTTTTACAAGCCATTGAAGTATGATAATTACATTACTCTTAGACGCCCTGATGGTTATTGTGTAGGATTCAACCTTTTATCGCAAGACCGTTCAAGCAGCCGTGGTAATAGTACTGATGGTATTATTTGTGATGAAAGCTTGCTTTTAAATATTGAAGATTTTAACCAACAGGTAGTTTTTACTAACCGTGGCCATGAGCAGTATTACTCTAACCTGCCAATACACCATGCGATATTTCATTTTAGCTCTATGCCTTCAGGGGATAGTTTTCTTTTTAGTAATGAACAGTACTACAAAGAGCAAGGCATTGATATTACCCATCAAAGGAATAAGATTATAGACCTGCAGCTTGAATTCTGTAAGAGTACCAGCATTAAGGATAAATCCGGTATTTACCGCGAAATGTTGCCAATGATGGCAGAATTGCAGTATTTCGTAAAGAAGGGGCAGTATTATTCTGAGGCTAATATCTTTGACAACATCGAGAATTTAACCTTACGCTACATCGATGATATGTATAAGCATACACCAGAGCATATCTTTTTAGTAGAAGGATTAAATAAAAGAGTGCTAAGGATTGTTAATGGTTTTTACCCTACACTTAATAGGCATGTTCACGGATACAAGGGGCAGTTCAATTACAATTACCTTGATAACTTAGAGTTTGACTTTGATAAGATTGCACACCTTGACAGCAGACAGGACGAGGACTGCGACACAAACGAAGCTTTGCACATAGGGCTTGACTTTGGTACTGCTATCAACTGGTTGATTGTAGGCCAAGAGAACAGGCGCAAGAATGAATTCAACTTTATCAAAAACTTTTATGTGAAGTTCCCAAAAATCATTGACCATTTAGTACAGGACTTTATTGAATATTACAAACATCACAAGAGGAAGCTTATATACATCTATCCTGATGCACAAGGGAACTGGCGAGTGCCTAACAAGGACGAAACGTTTGTTCAGACTATCGTTAAACTACTAAAGGCAGCAGGATGGCAGACCGTTGTATCCAATGAGAAGAAGTACAACAAGGAACAACACGACACCCATTTAGTATGGGCAAGGCTTTTACTTGGTAGGGACTCAAGCTTGCCGCGTATAGGATTCAATCTAATAAACTGTAAGGAACTTGTTTACTCAATGGAACAGACCCCAGCGTTTGACCATAACGGCAAGATTAAAAAGAACAAAAGCAGCGAGGCAGCACTAAAGAACGAGCGAGAGAAAGCAACCGATGCCAGCGATGCAGCCGACCAAATTATCTACTATAAATACAACCACTTACTACAAGGGAGCCGCAGCACCTTGAACCCTTTCCCGTTTATGTGATTTTGAAAAGCCCGTTTCAGATATGGGTAATTTCGGGTATGCAATTGCAAAAAACTCCTTAGCCTGTCAGCGGACTTTTTTGCCTCACGGGGTCGCTTGCTGCAATATTAGCAGACGCGACCCCGTGAGAGCCAAAAAGTTAAGAAGTTAATTGTAATGGCTTTATTTAAAGCCGTTTCAATAATTTTAACTTCTTTCTTTATAGAAAGAAGCAAAGAATCTAAACATAATCTATACTTTTGTAAGGCACACACTTACTTATAATTATTCTCTGAATTTAAGATATTGCCCAGTGCTTATGGGACATTTTAATTCAGAGAGTTAAAGTGTGTGCAACCCTTAAGTAACTGGGCATTTTATGGATAAGATAACTTTAGAAAGGGCTACTGATTTTATTAACCGATTATTTGAACCGGTTGATTGTATTGCTTTTAGTGATGAACTTAAACAAAGTATAGATATTTCAGAGTTACTTATCAACAATGGTTTTGGGTTTGATGAAATGCAAGCTGCTGAATTATTAAAAGGGTTAGGATTTAAATCTGAGTATATAGGTGGGCATATGGTGTGGCTGCTGAAACGAATGAGTTAAATGTCTTTTTTTGATGCAATTGGTGGTAATAACTTGCTATCATATTAATTGCACACACTCATGAAATTTTCTGATTACCACATTGACAACAGCTTTTGGGGATGGACTAAAGCTGCATTCGCTATTTTAGCTATGATCCTAGGGATGACCATTGATTACATTGGGGTAGAAAGAGCCTTAGTTTATACTCTAACCGCTTTAATGGTAATTGACTGGTTTACTGGAATTCTAAAAAGCAGAAAGTTAAAAATAGCTGTAACAAGTAAAAGAGGCAGCAAAGGGCTATTAGAAAAATTTGCGCTGATGATTATACCCATTTCAATAGGGATTACTTTAAAGGTTATTGGGATACCCATTGGCATTACGATTAAGGCTACCTTTAGCCTTTTTTGCATTATGGAGCTTTATAGCTTGATTGGGAATTGCTATTGCATTTATACCGGTGAGCCGGAAAAAGAATATGATGCTACCAGTGCGCTTATTAAATGGATTAGACAAACTATCCTGAATGTATTTAAAGGAGCTACTAAAAAGGACACGGACAAGTGAACTTGGTAGCAGTGTGAATAACTGCATAATTATGTTCTATTGACTAATAATTATATTGCATCCCAATTATGCCTCCACTGCTTGTTCCGGTCCCGGTAAAAAACCACTTAGTAATGTTTTTGGAAAAGGAATTTGGTGATTGTTATGAACCCAAAAAGAAAGATCCTTTAATTATGCTCATTATGAGCTACCTTGAAAAACAGACTAAAAAATCTAATATTAAACCCCCTTCAGGGCATGCTATTTTTTATGTAAAAATACCCATTAGTTATTTTAACCGATACAAGTTAAGTAAGATTAGCGAGGATGGTGTGGAAGAACTTGGCGAGTGGTTTGATAAATACTTTACCCGGCTTATGGTTGAATTTGTTACCAGCCGCCTGGTGTTAAAAGATAAGAAAGAATTGATTGATCTTTTAGCCAAAAATGAGAAGAAAAGCCTTATCCAAATTAACGCCAGCATACGTGATTTTTTGAACAAATATGACATCAGGGACGAGGATATGCCGTTTGATACTGTAAAAAAACGATTCCAAAGGGCTTAAAGATTGCGCTAACTATTGATAGCAAAGGGCTAAAGACTTTTTTTGCATATGTTGTCCCCGATTTTTTAAAGTAAAATATAATGATTAATAATCTTCAAAACAGAAACAGGGGCCTAGTTGTAGGCGGTATTTATTCTATATGGTATATACCTATGGATAAGTTAACAGTAATGCCATTTTTATCTAATGTTAGTATTATAACTAGAGATGTAGCGACTGTAATGGCATTAAAGGAAATTGATACCGAATCAGGGAGCCTTGAATTATATGTTGAAAGCTCGCTGGATGGTGCAGGAATAAAACATGACTTACAATTGGTTGGTGAGAATTTAATCTTATCGCCTGAAAAGGATAATGAAATTAATTTAATGATGCGTAAAAAGCATTTAGTTTTTTTTAGAGATAACCATAACCAATGGAGGTTTATTATGAATGCCAGGCTTGTAGATAAACACGGTACCGGACTGTTTAGAGATGGCAAGCCTAGTTACAACATTTTATTTACTGCACAGAATGTTGTAAGCGCTTATTATTATAGCGGGACAGTTACCATTAACGCCGATAGATCAATAACCTTAAGTTAATTATTCTGCACACATAATTCTCAATATTTAAAAGGCTTCTTAACGGAAGCCTTTTTTGTTTGTGCTAGGCCTGCCTGTCCTTTTTTAGCGAAACGCACTATTAAATCTTTGTATAACGCTAACAACCAACAGCACTAATGAGTTTTTCAACCCTATCTGCAATATTTAAAAGCCAATGGTTAATTGACGCTTCTGAAGCGCGCAATTATTTACCAATGGTTCACAATATGATAGAACTGGGTACCAAGTTTGAACGCCAGGACAATATTATTGAATTGATGATTGTTGCCGAGGGGCAGCAAGCAAAGACTGTTCAAAGCGTTAATGGATCTGTAATTAGTCCTGACGAATTTGCTTCCAAAAAGAACACGATAGTAATGAGCATTAGCGGACCCTTATTAAAAGGTGATCAGGAATGCGGACCAGTTGGCATGATGACCATGGCCAATATGATAAATACTTTAAGTGCTCAGGAAAATGTGGGTACTATTATTTTAGATATTGATAGCCCGGGTGGCCAAGTATTTGGAACCCAAGAACTGGCCAACGCTATTAAACAAAGCCCAAAGAAAACCATTGCGGTAGTTCAAGAAGGAATGGCGTGCAGTGCAGCGTACTGGATTGCCAGCAGCTGTGATGAAATTTATAGCACCGGCAAACTAAATGTTTTTGGAAGCATTGGCGTAATGACCAGGATTGCTGACTTTGATGCCTACTACGAAAAGGAAGGATTAAAAATCCATAATATATATAGCCGTTTAAGCAGCGAAAAGAATTTAGACTACAAAGAAGCGCTTGAAGGCAAACAGGATTTAGTTAAAGATGACTTGGATTTTGTGGCAACAGAATTTATTGCTGCTGTTAAAGCTAATCGCCCAAATTTAAATCTTAAAGCCGGTGATCCATTTAAAGGAGCCACTTATAAAGCTGAGCAAGCTTTAGAATATGGCTTGATTGATGGAATAAAATCATTTAAAGAAATTTTACAAAGTACCATGGAAACTAATAACAAGCCTAATACCACTTCTGCTAATGCTGCTGATACCAACATTGTAGCAAATGCAGAAAATGTGCAAAATGTTGAAACAATTGATACTGCCGATACCGCTGCAATTGAAACGGCCGCTACTGAAAATGTAATAGAGGCATTGGTTAAAAACGTTACCGGCTTAAAAGCTGAAGATGTGACTGCATTTAACGCTAAGGGGCTTGACTTTGTGCTTGCTTCTAAAGATGCAGCTGTATTAAGCGCAACTGAAAAAGCAGAGTATGATCAGTTAAAAGCCTGGAAGCAAGAAAGCAATGCTACACATACTGCCGATGCTGATGGCGTAGATAACTTTAAGGAGAATGAAGCTACAGAAAAAGACCTTATAGCAAAAGAAATGGAGTTCGTAAATAAAAAATACGGCATTTAAAATTTAGCACTTAAAACAAAAACCAATACAATGAAAAAATTACTAGCATTTATCTTATTAGCCCTATGTGGCATTTTAGCAGGCACGAAAACCGCAGACGCACAACTTCTCGGTGTAGCCATGACCAAAACAGCATTAAGCGACTCTGCCATTATTAATACCGGAACCCCAGTGGTTAGTACCACAGTGCTAGAAAGCAGGGCGGTAGTTAGTGTGCAAGTTGTTGTAACTAAAAACAGTGGAACAGTAGCCGGCAAGTGCGAATGCATGGGTTCTTTAGATGGCACGAATTACGTGCGTATAAAAGGAGCAGCATCGCCAGACACTGTAGTTCTGACCAATGTTACTAGCCAAAATTATATATGGACAGTTACCCCAAGCAAGTATTTATCATATAGGATTAGATGCACCGGAGTTGGAACCATGAACGCGAGAATGTCAGGCACACTGCTTAGACGAAAAGCAGATTAGTAGCCAATAATAAAAATATTGTTTAAGCCCCTTCAATGGGGCTTAGGCCGTGAGAGTAATTTATATTTTAAAATTAACCATTAATTAATAACACAATGAGTTTAGATGTATCATCGATCGTAACCATGCACGGGCAGGTTTACAAAGATTCAGGCCAAGGAGTGAAGGACCTTGCCAGTAAATTTTATCAGCCATCGGTGACAGATGCGGAATTTAAAATACTGCCAACTGATGAAACAGTTAAGCATATGGGTAAAGTGAAAACTGACCGTGTATTGCAATTGTTTCAAAAAGTAAAATCACGCGTGGGTGGTACAACTATTACCGGACTTAAAGCACTTTTAACTCCTTTAAAAGTTGAAGATTCTGTTTTTCCTGATGATTTAACCGACACCTGGGCAGGCTTTTTAAATAGCCTTGACTCAAACGATCGTACCAAATGGCCATTTATTAAATGGTTGCTTGAGATGCATGTTTTGCCAAAAAGTATTGAGGATTGGGAACTTTATGAGGTTTATAAAGGAACTCAAGACACTGTGGATTCTTCCGGTACTGCCAATGCCGCAGGTAAAAACAACGTTGGTTTACGCAAGCAAATTAACCTTGCGATTACTGCAGGCACACTTACTAATGTTGAACCTACCGGCGCATTAAGCACCGATGGTAAAACATTTGTTGAGCAATTGGAAGCATGGGTACGTGGCTGCAAAGAAAACAGTCCAGAGGATAGACTTATGTGGGAAAGTGGCGAGATTAAATCTATTTACATGGCGCCATCAAACCGCGACTTGGTAAAAGTTGGGATGGGCGAAAAATACAATGTTAATTATCGCCAGGTTGATTTAAACAACAACTTGAACGTGGACAATAATGTAACCTTATTTAACAGTAACGTGCGCATTGTTGGCTTGCCAAGTATGATTGGTGACAACAAGATTTGGGCAATGCCTGAGTGGAATAAGCGTGCTTACATTAAGCGCCCATTATCATCAAAATATTTTGGTGTAGCACCTGACGGAACAAACGTGCGTGAAGTACAGTATTGGATGGATTTCTGGAAGCATGTTGGTTTCTGGATGCCTGAGTATGTTTATACAAATGACTTGGAATTAGTTTAAGCTAATTTAACTTATAAAGTTTAAGCCCCTTCAATGGGGCTTAGGCAGTACTAAAGGTTTATAAAACAGCCAAACACATCCAAAAGAATATTAAAATGGGAAAAGATTTTAACAAAAACCAAACTACTGCACCAACTACAATTGAAGAAGCTTTGATTGTAATTGCTAACCTTGAACAAGCAAATTCTACTGCAGAGAATACGATTGCTGAGCTTACTGAAAATTTAAGCAAATCCGGGGAGTTAGTGAATGAACTTTCTGGAAAGCTAAGCAAATCTGAGGAGTTAGTAAATGAACTTACCGGAAAACTAAGCACATCAGAAACGATGGTTAGCGAGCTTATTAATAGCGCAAGTGTACTTGAAGGCCGCATTGCTACCGGTAAAATTACCGTTGAGCACAATGGCCAAAAGTATGAAGTGTTAGCACCTAAATTACCTACGCTTTCGCAAGCTGCTGTATTGGGTGTAAAAAGAATTGCTGCAGGTGATGCGCATAAGCACCCTGAGGTAATTGCTGAATTGATTTCAATTGAATCTGGATTTTTAAAATTAGTAACTGAATAAGACCATGCCAAATTTAACCTTAAAACAAATAGCCAACGTTTGTGAAACCGTTGTAAGCAAAGCACCGGGAGCCTTTGACGAGCTTTACTGGGCGCCATTGTGTGACTTTTTAGCGCCTCAAGACTACGACGCTACCGTTACAGACATTGATAACTTTGGAGTTGTGAATGCTGCCCACACCTTCACAGCGCCTAAAGGCTTTGTAAAGATTTTGGACTTGCAGGAAAACACAACCAAGTTTACTGCTGATCCGCAAGGTGAAAATGGTTTTGGTAACTTTAAAGTTACTGCCGAGGCCATGTCAAGAACTTTCAACCCTAAGTTTCAAGGTTTTTTAAACCAGGAGCGTTTTAGAAGAGGTATTGGCCTTGTAAGACTTAAAAACGGCAATGTGATGCAAATTGGTAGTGAAAGCTATCCTGCATTTATTAGCGGTGGAAAGTTTGACAGCAAAACCAACCAAAGCACTGAAATTTTTGGAATTGAATTTAAAATTGAAGCCGTACAGCCAATTGTAATGCGCTACAATTACCCAACCTTAGCAATAACCTTAGCAAGCTAATTAAACCATGGCACATACTAATAATGGGTGCAAAGTATCAGCACCAGACGAACATTTACCAAGTACCTATGTAAGGCCTTCTATTACCGAAATTCAAGATTGGAAATACAAGGCTAGAAAAACCTTTAGTGTACTGAAGGGTACGGTTGAAAATGCAACACCAAATACCACCGTGGCTAACATTATTGCCAATGCAAGTATTGGTATTAATAAACAGGTTACAGATATGCTTGCTTTGGAATACATAAGCACGCTTACCCTTGTGGCATTTACAGATATTGTGGCTATAAGTGAAACTAACCAGCCTCCAGCGACAGGGAACATGTTTAAAAACGTGGCGCCTAGTTATTTGGTAACTTGTGATGTTTACGTTAAAACCGGTCTTTAATGCAGTTGGTTGAAAATCTTCCGGATAACCTTGCTGAATTGCTGGCTGAAATTAAAAAACTGAAATTGGGCAAAATACTTTCGATAATTCGCAACGTTAAAAAATGCGTTGCTATTATTAAAGCCATTGCCGAGTATGCCACACCTGAAGAAAAGGAACAACTGGAAACTATTTACGCTAACGTTTTAAAACGAGCCATTAAAAAAGTATAACATGAACCAAGTTAAAAAGCCATTATTTAAACCATTGATACCTGGTTACGAAACGGACCTTGATGTGAAAGGAACTTACCAAATTGGGGCAGTTTATAACTTTAATATTATTAGCCAAGCCCAGTGCGAAACAATTATAGCAATTGGTAGCCCACATGTTAGAAAAGTTGAAGATAAAAAAAAGGCCATAACGTAGGATTTTTATAATTACATTTTTTAAAAAGGAGCTTTAACGGCTCCTTTTTTTTTGGATTGATTTACTGCATAAGGCCTTAACTGTCCTTTTATGCCAAATTTTATAAACTGAAATTTATACCACTAAAATAAAGCCATGGGCGCGCAACAAGAAAAACGAATTGTAGATCTGGTAATTAACGGCAAAAGTGCAGAGGTTAGCCTTAACCAGGTAAAAAAAGAAGTAATACTGCTTACCCGTGAATTTAGTAAGCTAAAAGAAGCTGACGACCCTAAACTTTATAAGCAGAAAGCAGCCGAGTTAAAACAACTTACGGCAGTATATAAAGAGATGCGCAGCGAAATAACCGGAACTAAAACGGAAGCGCAAAAGTTTTTTGACTCATTTAAAACCATTGCTGCAGGTGTAATGGGCGGTAACCTCATTACCGGGGTTATGACTGACATACAAAGCACCATGGCCGAAAGCATTAAAATGGTGAAGGACCTGAGTGATGAATTTACCAATATTGAAAAAACAACCAACCTTACAAGCGAGGAAATACAAATACTGGATGATAAACTTGGTAAGTTAAATACCCGTACTGCCCGAAAAGATTTGCGTGAGTTTGCAGCAGAAGCCGGTAAGATGGGTAAATCAAGTGTGGATGCCGTAATGAAATTTGTGCAGGAAGCCGATATGATTAATGTGGCACTTGGCGAGGATTTAGGCAAGGAGGCTGTAATTGAAATAATGAAGCTGGCTGATATTTTTGACGAGGAAGCTTTAAATATTGGTAGCTCCATTAATAGTATAGGTCAGGCAAGTGTAGCAACTGAACGTTTCCAAGTTGATTTTTTACAGCGCACATCAGGCATTGGCAAACAGTTAAAAATGACAAGCGATGAGCTGCTTGGTTATGGTGCAGCTTTAGAAATTGCAGGACAAAGCCAAGAAGTAAGCGGCACGGCTTTTGGTGTTTTTTTACAAAGCTTTACCAAAAATACAGAAGAGTGGGGACATGCTGCCGGGATGGCTGCCGGAGAAATGAGCAAACTGGTTAAAGACGAAGGTATTAATGCCGGGTTTGTTAAGTTTTTACAAAACTTTGATGCCAGTAGCAAAGGAGCCAAAGACCTGCTTACCAAAATGGAAGATTTAGACATTGAAGGCCAAAGAGGAAGCAGTGTTCTTTTATCGTTGGCACAAAATGCCGGCGAAGTTGTTAAGCAACAGCTTGTAGCTACTAAAAGCATGGGGAGCATTGTTAATGAATTTACAAAGCGAAACGAAAACGATGCTGCCAAATGGGAAAAAACCTTAAAGAAAGTGCATGGCGCTGTAATGCCAATTATGCAAACTATTGGTGGTTTTTTAATTGGAGTTGGCACCGTACTGGGTGATAATATAAAAGGATTGTTAACTTTTGCCAAGGTGGTGCTTGTGGGTGCCGTGGCTTGGGGAACATACAAAACAGTGGCATTGGCTGTTATATTATTGGAAAAAATTAGAGGGGCTGAAATTGCTAAAAATACCACTCTTTTAGCCTTGCAGCGAGCGGGTTTATTGGCAGGGGCAGCCGTGCAAGCTGTTTTTACAGGCAACCTTGGCAGAGCAACCGCAGCTATGCGTGCATTTAATGCAACGGCGGCGCTTAACCCTTGGGGATTAATATTATCTGCTGTGGCATTAACTGTTACTGCCATTGCTTTATTTAGCGAAAAAACCCGTAAGCTTAGCGAAACCCAAAAAGCCCTGAGTGAAAGCAGCAGCGAAGCAGCCAAAAGTATTGCTACCGAAAAAAATGAGATGGACCGCAATGTGGCCATTTTAAAAGATAAAAACCAACACGAGGCTGTGCGCGAGGCAGCGCTTAAACGATTAATTGCTTTAAACCCTGAATACCTTAATGGACTTACCTTAGAAAACATTAATACCAAAGAAGGGCAGTTATTGTTGATGAAGTATAACAACGAGCTGATGCGTGGCGCTGAAATAAAAGCGAAGATTGCTAAAGCCGATCAGTTAAGCCAGGAAGTAGAAGATTTAAGACTACAGGCGCAAACCGATGCATCAAGCGGGGCAACATGGTGGGATAAAACTAAAAATGCAATTAGTAGCGCATCAAACCCCAATGCCGGGTTTATGCTAACACTTAAAAATGCTCAATCAGGATTAATTAATATCAATAACGAAATAAAGGCGAAGCAAGATGCCATTACCCGGTTAAATAGCGAAATAACTAATTTACAAGTAAAGGAACCATCCAAGTATGTAAGTGAAATTACGGGTGAAAGTTATTTGAGTGAAGCCGATATGAAAAAGGCGGAAACGGCTAAGAAAAAGGCCGATGCTTATGCCGCTAAAGTACAACGCGATAAAGATAAACAATACAAAAATCAAACTAAAACCGAGCACGAGCTTGCAAAGCAAAAAGAAGATCAAGCCAAAAAAGATGCTGAAGTAATAGCCAAGGAGTATGATTTGAGTATTGAATACAGTGCGCGAAAGTATAGGATGCTTGAAGCGCAAGCTGCATTTGCCCGTGCCGAAGGGTTAATGAGTGCACAAGAATACCAGGACTATTTAGCCAAGCTTGAAATGGAGGCCCTGGATGATAGGTTGCAAATACACAAAACCTATGGCAAAGATTTAAGCGAAATTTATTATGATATTGGTGTTGCAACTTTAAAAGCTCAAGAGCGTGCACATGATGATTTTGTAAATAATGTGCTGGTGCAGCCTAAAGGTACCTTTAGCGATCCTAAGAAAAAGAAAAAAGGCAAAGATGGAACCGATGATGATCCAAAACAGCCAGTTGAAAATGTTTTAGAACTAGCAAGCGCTAGTGCTGATGTGATGCAAAACATGCACGACATCCAAATGCATAACTTAGAAAAAGAGTTTAATGCATTTAAAGCAGTTAATGATGAAAAGAAAAAGGAATTAGAATACAGGCTAGAACATGATTTAATTAGCCAAGAGGAATACCAAAAACAAGTAGAAGCCCTGGATGCGGACACGGCAGCTAAGAAAAAGATTTTACAAGAAACCGAGTGGAAAAAACAACATCGCCAAGCCATTGTTGAAGCCACCATTAACGGTATTTTGGCCGTTACCAAAGTTTTGGCTAACCCGGCACTGGCAATTATTACAGGTATTGCGGCAGCTACTCAGGTAGCAGCTATTGCCAATACTCCAATGCCACAGTTTTATCAAGGTGGTAATACAATGATGGTAACCGGTGCCAGTGATGGGCGGCGTTATAATGCCAAAAGAGTAAGAACATTGGCAGGTGGAGGAAGATTTACGCAACCAACCGTTGGCTTGATAGGAGAGAAAGGCCCTGAGTTAGTAATTCGTAATTATATTTACGGTAACCCTAAGTATGCTAATGTGATGGGTGCCCTTGAAGCTGCAATTGGTGTTAAGCAATATGGTAATGGAGGTAATACTGGAATTCCAACTGCAGGAGGAACTGATAATACGCAGATGGCATACCTCATAAAGCAAAACACAGAAACAATGGCGATGCTTTATGCCAGGTTACAATCACCTATTTATTCGAAAACCTATTTTAAGCTTCAAGAATTTTGGGAAGCAGATGATTTAGAAAAAAAAGCAAAAGAATTAGGTACTTTTTAATATTTTTTGGATTTGCCTATTGGATAGGTTTCTTTTGTTGAATGAAAAATTTATTACTATTTCTTATTTTAATTTCCGGAACTGCATTTGCTCAAACTCATGAGCCTATTTATAAGGATACTGTGTTTTATGGCAAGCACCAGTACAAGGACCCTGAATTCTATATAGAAAAGATTGGTGATTTAACAATGAAGAAATATATAATTTCGGGTTCTACAATTGCTTTAGGTGCTTTAATTTATTTTCAAGACAAGACTAATCATAAAGCGCGAAATTTAGTTTTAGGCGCAGGAGCATTGTCGTTAACTGCATTATTTATTACAATGGATGTATATACTTATCGACTAGGGCAGGCAGTAAAGGAAAGATCTCATTTTTCTATAAAAGCAAATCCAACGGCAATCGGACTTTGTTATAACTTTTAATTTTTTTATTGCATTTGTCAAAAATGATTTTACTTTTGTGATGCAGAAAAATTGTAAGAATAATGGACTCCCCCAAAGATTTTAAAAGCAGGGCAACCGAGAGTTTAAGAAACTCAAAACAAAGCTATTGTTCTTACAATACTCTTTTTCTGCAGCGGTTGCCTTTTATATTAAAATTATGCAGAAAAAGAATTGTTTGTTTTTAGCGAAGTACAGTAGCAAAAAAGCAGGGAGCTTGCCACCAAACGGCATTATCATCAACAACATTTTATCGGTAACCATTTGTTTTACGGCACTTGCGGCTATTTGCTTGGCTTTAACTTTTAATCCTTAACACGGCCATGGAACAATCTGTAATTAAATGCCTTTACGAAGGCAAGGAGGTAGAGTTTGACCTTTCTAACGATAACGTAATGATTAATGCTACCGAAATGGCATTGATTTTTGGCAAAAGGATTGATGTTTTTATGAAATCTGAACATGTAAGTGATTTTATTGAAGCATTTAATTCTACACAAAACACGCCGAAATTAGCAAGTGAATTTCCACCGTATGGTGTAAATTCATCCTTAAAAGATAGATCTAAAATTATCCAAACTCGAGGTCAAAATGGTACATGGATGCATCGAGTTTTAGCCATAAAATTTGCCGCATGGTTAAATCCTCATTTTGAAGTTTGGGTTTATAGCACCATTGATCAAATAATGTTTGGCGAGCTGCGAAACCGCAAAAATCTTTTAAGCCAATATGCCAGACTTAGTTTTGAAATTAGCGAACTTGAGCAACAGTTAGCTGATAATGACCTATATAAAACTTTAGTTGATAAAAAAGCCGAGCGATTGCGCCTTGGCAAGGATTTAAAAGCGAATGATATTGCTCAGACAGCTAAACAAGTAGCTTTGTTTTAACCTATTTTAACCAAAAATCTTAACATCTGTAAAAATTATGAGACTAAAACTCAATGGACAAAATGTGCGTATTTCTGAACTATCGGTTGTTTATAAGCCTTTAAATGTAGACGTCGTTATTAACTGCATAGAGGATGCAGCCCTTTTTCTAAAAAATATATGGTACCCCGGGTTAATGAATGTGCAGCAGCTTTACTATGTAATATATTTAGATGAAGATTTGAAAGTTATTTGCTGGCATTTATTAAATACCGGATCTGCTACTTCAAATATTTGCGATAAACGAACCATTGCCGTTACCGCACTTAATGTACGTGCCCGGTCGGTTATTATTGCCCACAATAACCCGGCAGGCAAAACCAAAGCTTCGGCCAAGGAAATGAAATGCTTTAAAGAAATTATAACCATGCTTGAAATACTTAATGTGCATTTTATGGATTATTTAATTATAACCGATAAATCGTACAGAGCTCTTGAAATGTAAAAATCTTGCACACACAATGCCTCAGAATTTAAAATGATTCCCTTGGCTGGCCGCCGTAGCAATACGGCGGCTTTTTTGTTGGCTAAATCTCAGGCATTTTATTAGCAAAATCCTTGTTATCGTAAAGGCTTAAACTTTTAAGGTAAATTTGGAAGGATCCATAATCCTTATGCCCTGTTTGCATCATGATATCATCATCTTTTATGCCAGCTTGATGGGCCGCAATTACACCGGTATGTTTCCAGCTATATAAAGTGTAATGAATGGGGTAGTTTAGTTTGTTTAGCACCCACTCCCTAAACTTGCTTCCAATTTTGCGGGTTACCATTCGCATGGGGCCGCATTTTAGTTTATCATCGCCAAATAAATACCACTCAGGGTTAAGCTTGCGGATGTTGTGCATTTGTATTTCTTTTTCGAGCCCTGGTGTTATAATTATATGCCTCTCCACTCCATTTTTACTAAACTCGGCAGGCAAGTAAATTTTATTGGCAGTGTACATGCCTATGTGTTTTACCTGAAGGTGCGAAATTTCATTGGTGCGCGCCAGTGTGTAATACATAAACTTTATTAAAAACAGTAAGGTTGGGTATTTTTCGGCATAATCCAATATCTCCTTTTGCTGGGCCGGTAAAAAGGCTATGTTTTTACCAATGGGCGTTTTTATTTTGGGTATTAGTTTCCATGGATTATCTATCCAGTACTTTTGCTCAATACCACCATTAAAAACCGTGCGCATGAAAAGCAAGTGGTTATTATAGGTTCGATTGCTTAAGCCCTGGTTAATGATATCATTTAAATAGGCCTGCGCATGAGAAGCATTAAAGCTTTCTATATTTAGTTGTGTTGGCTGCCTTAATAAGTAACTGCAAAAGTGTCTGGCCATTTGCATGTAGCCTTCAAACGATTTTGGGCGCAGCTGTGACTTTTTTAATTCTATAATGCGCATCACTGCCACCGATACTAATAGCTTAGGGGTATGGATATTTTCTGAATTTAACTCAGCCACCTTTGAAGCTTGCTGCCTGGATTTGTCACTTACAAGTCCTTGTGCTAACTTTTGATTGATTTGTGCCACGGTTTGGTTACACAAATATTTTTTTTCGTTAAAATTTTCGGATTCAGGAAGTGAGAAGAAACGGCGCCGCTTGGTTTGCCCACTTTGGACATCATAAATGTACAGTATTATATACCATTTTTTGCCATCGGAAGGGATAACCAGGCGTGCCGGTTTGTAAGTTAATGTCATGTCTGTAGTTACTAAATTAAAGGTTTTAATAAAAACATCAACTGCCAGCGAAACTGCCACTAGCGGTTGATGTACAGACATTAACGAAGCTACTCTATTGCTAGAGTAGGGGAGTGTAATAGTGCCCAGGACCGGAGTCGAATTGTGGGCTGCTAACGTGTTTGTTGAGTTTGCGGGTGATTTTTTCGCGGATTTTACTGCCATTAACTGCCACTAAATAACTTTGTTTTTTGCCATCTTATTAAGGGTATCAATAAGTTCTGTATGCGTGGATAGTAAGGCTTTGGTTAAGTTTTTTAACTCGCCATCGCCAGCTACATACATCCCGGGAGCTTCGTTTACTTCACTAATTTGTGAATTATCTGATGCTTGACCGGTTATAAGCCAGTTAAGGTCAAGTTGAGGATCGTGTAATTTTAATTTATACAATATTTCTGATCCGGGTGCGCTTTTTTGATGCTCACCAATAATGGCGCGCATTGTAGTGGCATTGATACCTGTTTTTTGAGCTAAATTATAAACTGAGACATAGTGCTCATAAATATATTTTTTTAGCCTGAAACGTATGTCATGCTTAGGGTCTTCGCTCATTTCGGTATATGTTAATAACTTATTTAGGTAATAATTATGTTTTTTTAACAAATAATTATGTTTCTTTGCATCGAAATAATTATACGTTAAAACGAATTTACAAAAACAATGCAAAAAAACAATATTAAAAATTGCTTTGACCGAACCGAGGGCAATACTGTTGATTTAAAAAAAGAATGCAGTATAGCTACAGGTATTAATATCAGGATGATACAGTACTATTATACTGACAATAATAAGATACCATCGGTTAAAAATATTTTTAAACTGAAACAGTTTTTTGCTGAAAAATGGGACCGTGAAGTAAGTTTTGATGAAATTATTATAGCGCATAATAATGCGCCAAAAAAGAGTGCTAAAACAATTTTGAGCAAAATTTAAAGTACATAATTATGCTATCCAAGACAGATGTTAACCTGAACGCTCATGATGTGAATCACGGTGTTCAATATTTTGAAATTGAAAAGATGGAAGATAAAAAACCATTGCCGGTTTGGGAGATGAAAAATGTGCACAACAAGCTTGCTGCTGATGTTTTTGTACATATAGCAGCGCAGCC